GCTTGCAAATCAATTACTTGGCATGATGGAGTAATAGTAACCGATCCATCAGATGACGTAAGAGTTAGTTGGGCTACAAGATCATTTAGCGAAAGAACACCTCCTTCAAATGACATTTATATCTTTGCTATATTTTAATACTTAATTTACTACACTAATTACAAATGCCGTATAAGCTGCGAAAAGCTCCGAATCGCGACTTATATTGGGTTGTTACCATTGAGACTGGTAAGAAACACTCTAAGGAACCAATCGCCCTGGAAAAGGCTAAGGCGCAAATGGGTATTCTAAAAAGAACGCTAACTGGTGGCGAGAAGCCATCAAACAATGTTATGCATCTGATCGTAACAGAGTCATATGCAGCTACTCCAAAGCAAAATGTCGAGGGTTGGGAATTAGTTAAGTCCACGCCAACCTTGAAGTTCTATAAGAAAGGAAATGATATTGTAGTTGGTGTTCGTGGAACCTTTGATGCGCGTGATCTTAGTGCGGATTCCACAATTGCACTCAATGGCCTGGTTAATACGGACAGATTCAAGGAAGATCTGGGGCTTATGAAGCAATTTAAGAGTGATAATCCAAATGAGGAATACTATGGTGTAGGACATTCGCTTGGTGGAGCAATCCTGGATGAGTTGATCAAACAAGGTTACATCAAAGCTGGAATTTCATACAATCCTGCAGTTCAACCGCAGAACTTTCGTGCTGATATTCCAAATCATCGGATCTATGAGGAAGGTGATGCGCTATATAACCTGGGACGCATGTTCTTGAAGACTAAGCCAGAAGTTCGCAAGTCTAAGAAGTCTTTATTTGGCAAGGTTACTTCTGCATTAAGTCCCACTCTTGGTGCTGTATCAACTTTTAAGTCTCATGGACTTGAGAACTTTGCAGGTGGCCAATCAAATAAGCGTGGTGGTGTAAGTCCAGCATTGAGTTCATTAATAGAACTTGCTGGTCCTAAAAGTATTGATACTGTATATGATTTAATATTTGCAGGAGAACTTGAAGTTCATTCATTAACAGAAGCAGATATTGCAAGAGTTAATAAATATGATGCTACAATTCTACCTAATATTCATAGATTATTAGCTGAAATAAAAGAGAAGCCAGATTCTGATACTTTTGAAATACTTTTTAATTATATTGATGCAATGACAATTATTGTTTCACATATGAGATATCTTAGAGGAAAACCAGAATTGACACCAGCTAAAAAAACCAAGAAAACATTTCCACCAAAGCGCGGTAATGCAAAACCACCTAAGATGCATGGTGGTGGAGTTTGGAAAAACCAAGCAACAGCAAGTCTTACATCATTATTTAGACAACTTAATGAACATAGAATAAATGTTCAAAATGCTAAACCAGTCGAGGATTCTATATTAACTGAAGCTTTAGCCAGGGTACATCATCTTTTAGATCGGGCTGAACCATCTGGAATGACGACTGGATTATTTCCTCCTTCTGCCACAGCGATCGCAGAAAAAACAAGAATTATTGATGATGCGGACACTGCATTAAGAAAATTAGTTTATTCAATACCACTTGTGTCGCTTAAACCAACAACGCCAAAACCAGCGCCAGCACCGCCACCAGGACCAAGACCAGCACCAAGACCGCCACCAGGGCCAAGACCAGAACCACAAGTAAGACCAACTCCACCAGGGCCAAGACCATCTGCTGGACAAGATTATGAAAGACCAAGAGCTGCAAGACGAGGATTTTACCCAAAAAAGAGACCAGGTGCCAGAGTTGAAGTTAACCCACAAACACCATATGACACAAAATCACCAGAAATAGATTTTGGAGCTCCAGAAGTGGAAGAGCGCTTTAGATCTTCTGCTATGCCACGTGAAATGGCATTTGCGATCTTAAAAAGAAATGGTATTCCAATTCCTAAACAAGGTATGATGAGTATGGCAGAAGGAGCAGAAGATGTAAAGAATGCGAAAAAGGCTTATAGAGTAGCCGTGCTTCGTTTACATCCAGATAAGGGTGGTAATGCAGAAGATTTCAAAGATATGGAAAATGCGTACGAACAAATCTGGGGACCACGTGGTGGTAGTATCAAACGTAGGAAGCGAAAGATGCGTGGTGGATTCAATGCAGATTGGTGGGCTGGGGTTGAGGAACAGATCCGTCGTGGATTAAGAGATAAGGGATGGGGAAGACGTGAGGTTGGAGAATGGTTTGATAAAACATTCGGTATGGATCCTGCTGCAATATTACCAATGGTTGATCGTAAATTTCCTGGGCTTCTACCTCCTCTTGCTGCTCCTGCTCCTGCTCCTGCTCCTGCTCCTGCTCCTGCTCCTGCGCGTCCTGGTCCTGCTTTCTCGCCTATGGTTAAAAGACGTAGAGGTGGTGCAGTAGAAGTTCCTAAGTGGAGTATAGGCCCCTATAATGATCCAGATTATGCCCCAAATGTATGGTTGTGGCTATTTAAATATGGTGAGCCATTCCTGGGTCCCTTAAACAATGAAGGCGAGAATGAAGAACAAATGAATAATATGGTACAAGATGCTATTAATGAAGACGAAGCAGAAGAAGCAGCACAAGCAGCACAACAAAATCGGGGCGGATCAGTAGATGTTGGAGAAGATAACTGGAAAATAATAAAGGCGTTTATTCAAGCATATCGCGCTGCAGGGTTACCATTTCCAGAACCTGTAGGATTTATGCCCTTTCTCAGAGAACATGTTGATCAACTTGATGAAGACGACATTGTCGAAGCAATTACCTGGGGGAAAAACAATAAGGATCCATTAGCGATTAGTATGATTCAGCGATTTAACCTTCCACTTTAAGTAAAAATAGCAAAAAAGATGTCAATTACGCAAAACACATAGAAAAAACGGTAAAATCATCGATGATTTTACCAGAAAAAACACATGTTTGCCGTAGTTACATCTATTTTGGTGATTTTTACACTAACATATGGTTAATTCTAATGTTATTCTTAGGATTATATAGCCAATAATAGTATTCTTTTGCATTTAGCTCATTAAAGTACATCTTAATCAGATCACCAGGACCATTGCGCACCATTACGTTATCCTTATTGATCTCCTCAACCATATATAGTTTGTTACCTTCGATCGCATGCTCTACCAGGATATCATCAATTTTGAGAATATCTTTGTGAACGAGCTTCTTAACTGGTGTCTTCTGGCCGTTGAGTAAAATTGAACTCATCTTGTAATTACTTATAAGCATATAGTTACATCCGTTTTGGAAGACCACACTTTTTGCATTTGCGAGGCTTACCTAATCCCTTTAACCTATGCTTAGGAATACCAAGATCATCTGGATTTATTCCTCGGTTTTCTATAGATCGTCTTAGTACTCCTAATGTAGCATTCCACTCTGTTCTATACTGATCTAAAAACTCAGGAGGTCCACGCTTTGCTCTCTCTTCGTTTATTCGTAGTTCTTCTATTAGTTCTGATTCACGCTTAGTGAATGGATCACTCTGGGTATAACCACCAGGAGAAGGAGCAGGAGCACGTGCAGGAGCACGCCGAGTAGGCATTAGAAACTCAATTTTGTCTCCTGGACTCATAGCCATAAACTCGCTTTTTTGATCGGCACCTAATGCTTCAAGCTTTTCAGCAAGACCTAACTTTAGCTTGTCATCTTTAAGCAGCTCTTTGAATCTCGCATCAGCTTGACCAATACCATTGAGAATTCGTACCTGGCCGGCTACTCTAAACAATAATTCTTCGATCGTTGGTAGGCGCTTGCTTTGTTTAACAGCAAAATCCCCTAATGCTTTCTTAAGACTCTTGCGGCTCTCTTCATCAGCCATTTAATAATTAGCATGATTAATAATTTAAATTTAATCATAGGAGCAACAAAAAGTAGTTTTGAATTAGACTTCAATAAGTCTGTTTCAGAGTAAAAAAGCTCCTATGATTGCCCATTTGGGACTTTTTGCATTTCCAGATTTGATTACATGTAGCTCTTCATTCCGTGAGCATTTCCAACACGAGTAGCACGTACTACATTACTCGTCGGGAGCTGGCGGCTGATCTCGGCTTGAAGATTACCACCAACTGCACGATGAAGCGCCGCTGAAGGGGCCTGCATTGGAGCAGAGAGGATGTCCTGCTCCGTGAGTACACCCTTGATGATACGAGATGAGCCCTTGATCGTCTCGAAGAAGCCAGAGCTGATTGGTACCGTGTAGATGTTGACGAATGGCTGGGCAGCGCTGGAACCATCGAGCGTGATGCCCGTGAAGTTCTGCACCTGGAGATTGAACTGAAGCGTGAAGTTACCTACGAGTCCACTGGCTTGTCCGGCCTGGAGCGCGAAGTCACGGCCTGGGCGAAGAACAAGAGGGCCACCAACAAGTCCAACAAGCCCACCACTACGTTTAGCAAGCGCAGAATCAATAACAAGGGGAACACGGCCACTGCCAGACCACTCAGAAAAGTCCATATCAAGACCATTGCGAACAGACATCTGGTAGAGCTGGTCCTGCGTGATTGTTGAGAGAAGACCCGAGAAGTTGTCGAAGTTAAGCGAGATTTGCGTGATTGGGAGCGACCAGTCACCCTGGGATAGAGCAGAAGGGGAACCACCATACGAACTTGGCTTGACGTAGATTAGGAGAAGATCAGGGATATTAGGAAGCGTGATTGTCTGGGACTGAAGCTGAGTCGTCGTGTATGAGTTTCCAGTCTGGGAAACAGACGTGTTAGGCGTTGCAATGTAACGGGGGAACTCCATATACGGGACAATTGACTTCGGGGGAAGGGGAATATCAAGCGCAGGCGTTAGGAACTGAACGGCAAGCGTTGGGCGACCAGCCCAGCAACCATTACCAGCCGTTGTCGATAACGCAAATGACGTATAGGCAATTGCAGTAGGAGTTACAAGACCATCTGCAGGATCAACAAATGTTGTTTCCGATGAAACACGGAAAGAACGACAAGATGATGATGGCGTAATATTCATCTGAACCTGGAAGTTCTGGACACCAAAAAGACCCGTGCTAAGCTCACGCTCATCCGCAAAGATGAAAGGAGGAAGTAGGAGCTTCTCAGTTGACGTTACAGCAACGTAGAACGTAAGAACAGTGCCAGATGCAAGAACACTATTCGCATAAGGTTGTCCATTGTAATAGCTAACATTACCAACCGTCGTACCAGCACCAGATAGAGGCTGCGGCGTGCCACCTGAGGCATCCGTTGCAAAATAAAAGCCATTAAAGCCACCATTTGGGACAGCATCACTGTGCTTCGTCTCATCCCACGCAAGAAGAGGTGAATTCTTGACTACACGACTATCAGGGTACTTGGCATAGTTATCAAGCATCGTTGGGCACGTGCGCTGGCGGCGAGCATCACGTAGATCGGCAAGACGAAGAACCTGGGGGAGAACATCTTGCGTATTGACTGTTACAGTGGCATCGTTAATCGTGGCACTCATCTGCGTGGTCGCCTGGTGGATTGGGAAGGCGGCGGGACCAATAAGACCAGCAAGAGAAGTACCAGAGGGAAGTGAGTTTGTAACCGTAAGCGTTACGACACCAACGAGCGTGCCCGTCATCTCGATGGCGCGATCAACAAAAACGTTCTCTGAGGGGACCTGGACGTTGAACTGGACTGAGGACGAGTCCGCCGTCTGAGCCTGGAATGATACGTTTGTGAGTGAAAGTGCACCCTTCTCGACGGCATACTCGGGCTTTGTCTGGACAATACGAGGATCATAGACCGAATACTTTGTCACGTCTGCCATTTTTGTTTATAAGAATAGTTTATTTTTGAGACGAAACTTATACGATGTACTTTTTCTTGAAAAGCAGACGGAACGACATTGACCCCTGGTTGGGAATCTGCACCGGAACCACTGAGTTTGTTAGGCGATTGCGCCAGTATAGGACGATATCGATGTTAGAAATTCCGGAATTTGAAGCCTCAAGAGATGAGAACTTGGGTATGAGCGGTTCATAGAGGATGAACCCACGGTAGATATCAGAGCGAAGAGCATTAATTGGAGTCTCAATAAGAACCTTCTGGAATGCTCCTGAACTTTTAAGATTACCACCAACACTTGATTCTCCAAGTACGATTGGATTTGCAGTTGCCTCGTTACGAACTGGAATCTGTGTTGTTGCGAGAACCAGAGAGGCAATTGGTGACCAACACGTTCCAGTAGAAATGAAATCCTGGGGAAGTCTGGCAAAGAATGCGTATTGGATCGGTGTTCCTGTGAATGGATTGACTAACTGGAAAATTGAACTCTTTGGTTGCGTTCTGAGTGTGACACCAACTGGTGTTAATTCTGTAGGTGGATCACCGGCTAAAAGATCAATTGGAATACCAGTATTGATCACTGCTTCTGGAAGAAAGACTCCAGCCTGACCAGCCCATAATGCTGTAGGACTAAAATAGGTAGAATCAAAATTACCAAAAAGATTCTCTAAGTTAAAATTCATTCCTACAAATGAGTACTCGCCAGCTTGGTATGTTCCGCCAGATGCAGAAGTTGAACCTGATGCTGTAACACCATATGGCGCAGGAAGTGCAGTTCCCCATGGAACCATAGTAGTCTGTGAGTCCTGGTTAATTGAGAATAGACCAGTTACCTCGTCATACTCAAAAAATGGACATTGCGTTCCACAATCAACTACCTCGGCTACTGCAGCAGCCCAAGCAGTATTAAGAGCCTTATTTACTAACGAGACCCAGTGAGTATAATTGTAAGAATAGTAATACTGGGATTCTTCCTGGACTGGATTTGCAGTTAATGGAATTGGGTTATAAGATGTAGAATTCTCAGGTTGCCAAATTACAGGCGCACTTACAACGCTATACGTAGTTCCATTATAGATACCTACACTAACTCTATAGATTGTCGTAGTGACATCTAATGGATCGCTATAAATTGCAACTGGCTTTGGAGCAGAAAAGGTTATAGGTACTGGAGAATTGAAAGCAGCTGGAACATTTATTATGAGTGTGAATGACGTGGCATCAGCAGACTCAACTTTTAGATTACCAGTATTCAAAAAATTTAACTGAGTAGAAAATCCTTTTAGCTCATCAATATAGTTACCAGCAGTTAACGTTACCGCAGCAACACAGTCAAATTTAACACTGGAAAATCCTTGTACGGAATTTCCTGTTAGTGCAGTGATTGTAACTGAATCAATCTCATTCTCAATAGTTGGAGGCTCAACTTGCGGGATAAAAACTGGAAGCGTATTACTGCATCCATTTAGCGAGAAGTTCTCAACCGACACCTCGTAATTTGCAGAGTCTGGGACTAAACCAGTCTGGCGTTGATCCTGGAAGACCACGTTTGGGTCATTATAGTCCTGGTTGGAGTACTGACTGTTGTTGATGACCGTGCCGTTATAATAGATTCGATCCGGTGCTGATCGGACCCCCTCAATAACTACTTTGTTAAAGGATGCCATTTGTTCTAATCATCATGTTTTTTTATTGCGTTACTTACCAATCAAATTGTAGGTAAATGCAGAAACAAAGTCGTCTGGGGAAAGACTGGTCGATTCTACCAGCTTAATGTAATCTGGAAGTTTCAGATTCTTAAAATATAGGCGTGTTGTACAGTGTCTTCCGCATGTATTCATATTTGCAACATCTTCCTGGAAAGGATATGCATTTGACTTGATTATATAACCACTATCATCCAAGAGCTGGGTTAGTTTCTTTGTATTCTGGCCATATTGCTTTAACTTTGCCTCAGAAATCCATTTACTCTCGCCGTCTGGTCTATAATTACCATACGGATCGAAATACTCTATAATATTGGAATCTCTATACTTCAACAAGCAAACCCAATGGCCTGTCATCTCGTTCTCGGTTAGATATAGAAGCATAAGACGACCCTTCTGATCCAGGACATCATCAATATTATTTGCTTTTAATAGGTCTGGGTAAGGTATGATTTTTAGTGTTGGGATCATCTTTTGGATATCGTCTTCACTCAAAGAATATGCATTCACGTCGGGCATATTTTCTTTCTTCTCGAGCGCTTCTGCTTGTTGAATTGCTCGTTGTAGTTCAACAGGTTTTCTGGAAAAAGGGATTCCGTTAAGTTCTGCACGGTATCCCTTTTGGTTGCCTAATTTATGCGGAACTATCAATAGCCCCATCCTTATTCTCTGGTATTGTTATTTTTAAGGGAGGTGTTGTCTCCTCTAAATCCACTGAAGTTACACAACTTATATTACAACAAGTGCTTCGTAATCTTTTATGGTTTAGTTTAACCAGGTAGCCAATTATTCCAGTTGAAGAGACTATTAAAGAAACCATACCAAGCAGTTGGGCTTGATCCATTATTTATTAGTACTTATTTTTATCTTCGGAATGGTGACTGAGGAAATAATCGTCCAAGCGACGATCGTGTACGACGTTGTAGTAGTGGCGCTGGTTGAGGCTCAAGTTCTGCAAATCTACTTAGACGTTCAGCTTCGGTTTCATCAGTTACATCAGGAAGTTCACCTGTAGGAAGGAGTCCTTCATAAGTTGGGCGTTGGCCTACTGGAAGAGGACCACCAAGCTCAGGAGAAAATGGCTCTGCAATTGCCTGTTGGCGTAATTCATCAGCATATCCTGGTCTGAATGTCTCAACCTGGCGAGTAAGAAGTCTTGAGCGTAGAGATGCCATCGTTTGCTCACGTACAGCAACTGGCTCATAAAGAACACGTGCAATCTCAGTAATAGCACCGTCGATCAGCTTTAGGACTCCATTAATTATATTTAGGTTACGAAAGCGTTTCTCACGACCCTCAAAAGCAAAACCAAGAGTCTCACCAAATTCATCACCAAGATATGGGCGTGTTGTTTCCATAAATGATGCTACAGCCCGAGAATAGGTTGCCAGCTGGTTTCCATCGATTTTAGCACCAATAGAAATGAGAGCAGAAAGAAGTTGGTTAAGAGTTTCAGTTACTTTTGAAGAGAAAGTACCAGATCCAAATTCAGTATAAAGCTGGTTAAGTAGAGCTTCAACTGTAGTGAAAGGTGAAACATCAGGACTGGGTGTAGGTCTCTCGGGGAATACGTTGGATCCAATAAAATTATACTCATCACGACGCTGGACAAGACGCTTAGCAAGCCACTCCTGACCCTCCTTGGTTGTTATTACACCGCCACGACGGCCAGTGCTCGTAAGGTAAGTCATTGGGGAACCTTCGAAAACGCCTCTTGGAACTGCACTACGAGAAGCTGGGCGATCATAACGTTGAGAACGAGGTGTTGTGTTTATAAGTCCTTCCATTCCCTGGCGTGCACGCATTGTATTTTGGACACGATCCATAGCTACCTTTTTATCATAATTATTAAATGCAACTTGAGCTGGAATTCCAATCTCTGAATATACATTCATAGGTGCTGCTGAAGCTCTTGGTGCAAATCTTTTTTCACGATGATGCATCGAATATGCCTCATCAGGAAAAACCCACTGTGTGTATGGCGTTGTTTGGAACGTCATTTGTTAATTAGATTATAGATTGTTTCTCAATAAAGTCCATTGTCTTTAACATACTTGGATGCCTGGGGAAGAGAAAGTCCCCTCTCGCGCATAACTTTGCGTACGATCGCACCACGAGCAGAAGGAGCACGACCACCAACACGACGACCACCGGTGCCATCATCCTTACAGTCTACTGACGGGTACGATTCTCCAAACATTCCTTTCTTCATTGTCGTATTACATGCAATCTTACCGCCAACACGGCGTGCAGTATCAGATGAGAGCCCAGAATGCATCTCACCGTCCGTGGCACCACCGACCATTCGCTTAACTCTTACCTCACCACCCTCACAGGTATAAGGAAATTTCTTACTACACTTGATCGGTTTACGGCATAAAAGTCCATCGTCAACCTCACCAGCATCACATGGTTCGTACTTTGGTAGTGCGCCACCTCTGCGCCTAATAAGGACACCACCAGTAGCACGTGCTGCTGGTGTTGGAGGGTAATATAAATCAGCACCGCCCCGACGCTTGGGACGACGACTACCTACAGAAGGCGCCTGATTCGCTTGAATAAACGCCTGATTCGCTCTAAACTCCTCCTCCATTGCTCGGAGTCTTTCCTTCTCTTCAGCTAAACCTTGATCTCTCATTCTTTGTTGGTTTTCTTCGTATAAGGCTATATTATACTGAGCTTCTTTTAACCTTTGTGCCTCACCTCTCTCAATTCGCGCTATTGTGTCATAATATTCGGTTCCATAGGGGTCTGCACCGCCCCGACGCTTGGGACGACGACGACCAGCAGCAGCCATCATCATTTCCGCTTTTGGGACGCTCCCCATTTCAAACATTGGTTCTGGTACTCGTTCTGCAATCTGACCAGCATATGACTGAGGACTAAAAGCACTGGCAACGTCATCGTACCAGGCACCTCCCGTGGTGCGCTTACGTCTGGCCTCGAGCTTCTTAGCCTTCTCAACTAAAGCAGAAACGTGAGAGCTGATCTTACCCTCTTTTGGCTCGGCAAGCGCTCTCTTTACAGCGTCCTGCATTTCCTTAGCGGTCATTGGCTTGGCACGACCACACATCTCCTCCTCTGAATCAGAATCACAACCGCAGTGTCCAGCACCGATCGAAACTAAATTTAAAAATGGTTCAATCGCAGAAAGTAGCTTCTTACCAAGGTTTACATATTCTGGGCCAAGTCCTGGATCAGTATTTAGTGATCTCAAGCTAAGAATCTGCTTAACTGATGAAGCATACGTTCTGAACCACATGACAACATTAATGATCTTCTTTGCATATTCAGTCGCTGTAGCAATACTGGACGCAAGATCGCCACCACGACGACCACCCTTACCAGCTCCTGTAACCTTAATAATTTCATCAACAATTGACTTATATGACATCATCGTTGAAAGAGCTGTCTTCAGCCTTTTAGCAACATCTACAAGTTGTGGAGCAGACTTAGGATTATCAATTACCTCATCCTGAAGATCACTCTGGAAGTCATCAATCCAAGCAGAAACCTTCTTGTAAATATCGATTAGCTGTTTTCCAAAGTTAATGCCATCTTCAACTACCTTTGGGAGAGCACCACCATGCATCTCGCCACCACACATAGCAGCACCACGATGCTGGAAGCGCTTAGCCATGCGTAGTGTCATACGTCCGCCCTCCATGTTTGTTACTTCTGCAGGTTCTTTTTCCATTTCACCAGCACGTGCTGGGGCCGTCGACTCCGCCCATAGATCAAACCCATCCTTCATGAACTTAACGCCCTGGGAGACACCACGCTGAGCAAGTTTACCACGAATATATTGTGTCTGATCTCCTGTTGACATTTGTTCTATGTATATATTTCTTTTAATGGCAATTAACAAATGATGCGACACAAGAAAACTGATTGTGGATGTGGCAAAAAGGCTAAATGCATCACTAAATCCGCATTAAAGGGATGGGTAAAATCAGAATTAAAACGACTTGATTGTGGATGTGGATGTAAGGGCGCTAAAGGATTCGCAAAGAAGTATTCTGGTGGCGGCGTTCTTAATGACTGTCCACCAGGTTATAGAAATGATGGATTAACATGTCTTGAAGAATGCAAACCAGGTGAAGTTGATGATGGATTATTTTGTCGTGATACTAACCCACCAGGTCCAGGATGGGTAAATGATGGATTAACGTTTCGTGATACTAATGCACCTGGTCCAGGATGGGTAAATGATGGATTAACATTTCGCAATACTAACCCACCAGGTCCAGGATGGATTAATGATGGATTAACATTTCGCAATACAAATCCTCCTGGTCCTGAATGGATTAATGATGGATTGACATTTCGTAAACCGATCACATTGCATCGTGATGATTGCCCAGCTGGTTGGAATACTGATGAACTTACATGTACAAAACCAATTGTAACATATCGTGATGATTGCCCACCAGGGTTTCGTACAGATGAATTAACATGTTTTAAGGATTTGTCATGTCGTACTTGGTCTGATGCCATTTATTGGGATAGTGGTTGTAATTGGCCTTTTGGATGTGCTAAAGGTGGTGATGTACACACAGACTGTAGTGGTCCTGAAGTAATATCAAGAAATCCTCGTACAGAAGGAGGTGAAATTATTAGCAGAAATCCATGGTCAGATGGAGGTGAAGTTGTAAGCCAAGAAGTTCGTAATCAAGAAGTTCGTAATCAAGAAATTCGCCCTCACCCTACTCGTGGTAAAGATGTTAAAGGTCGTGTAAATTTTGATGAACTTGGAAAAGAATTAGAAGTTGGATTAACACAACTATTTTCTGAAGATGGAGTGTTAGCTCGTTCATTCGATCCTTCTAAGAATGGTATAAATGATGCATTCAGAAAGTTTGGTGATGATATGAATGCTGTTCTTAATGAGGTTAATAATCACATTAAAGAAGGATTCAATAAGATGGGTGATGATGCCAAGAAAGCATTTGAACAACTTGCGAAGAATGCAGAACGTGATTTCAAGAAGTTTGGTGATGACTTTGTTGCCAAGATGAAGGATCCCGACTTCTGGGTTGAATTTATTGGTATTGCGGCAATGGTTGCTGGTGTGGCAGTCAGTATTTTAGTTACTGTTGGAACTTTAGGTATTGGCGCTCCTGCAGCTGCTGGTATTATGGCTGCAGCGGCAATGGTAGGTCCAGCTGCTCGTATAATCGCAAAGGCTGCAAAACATGAGCCTATTGATGGATTAGATATCGCAGAAATTGGTGTTGCTGCGGTTACTGCATTTATTCCAGGTATGGGACCAATGGCTCAAGTAGCAATGAAGGTTGCAACTACTGCTGCCAGTGTTGCTATTTCTGCGGTTAGAGTTGGTCAGGCATTAGATCTTATCCCACCGACTTGTGTTGGATTCTGCCCTCCTCCTGAACCAGCAAATAGTGGAGTAGATCAAGGACCAATTGTGCCTGACCCTGAAGGAAATAATACACCACCAGCTCCAGGACAGCTAAGTGACAAGGAAATCTTAGCATTACAACCAGCGAATCAAATTACATTATGGAGAAAAAAACCAGCACCAAAGCATAGGAATCCAGACTATATTGATCCAGATGACTGGGTTGCACAGTACAGAGTTCAAAATTATGGAAGTAACCCCACTCCACCCGGTGAACCATTAGAATCTGCAGAAGATAAGAGAATAAGAGAGGCAACAAATATTGGTAAACCAGAAACAAAGCCAATTATTCCTGGAGAAATTATAAATGAAAATAAAGATGTAAATTTAGTAACTGAAGAAACTGTTGGCGACTTAGATTTAGGAATAGATGAGGATGATTTAGACCTGGGAATTTCTCCTGATGAGTTAGACTTAGGAATTTCTCCTGATGACTTAGACTTAGGAATTTCTCCTGATGAGTTAGATACTGAACCACTTACAGAAGATTTAGACCTGGGAATTTCTCCTGATGAGTTAGACCTGGGAATTTCTCCTGAAGATTTAGACTTAGGGATTTCTCCTGATGAGTTAGTTGGTGGAGCTAAACCTAACCGATCGCTAACTCTATACTATGCCGATTGGTGCCCTCATTGCAAAACATTAATTCCAATCTTGAAAAAGCTAAAGTTTCCTGGTGTTGTGATCCGTATGCTTGAAGAACAGGAAAACAACGAATTTGAAGTTAAGGGTTACCCCACCATAGTATACCGTAGTGGTAGTACTATGGAGATGTATAATGGCCCTCGCACCAAATCTGGAATTGTTAGTTACCTAAAAAATAAACTCTAATCAATACAAATGCTGACGTATAAGAAAGAGTTTAAGCTTGTTCAACAGGAACTTGCGAACGAGAAGTTCCGCAAAGTTGCGCTCCGTGCCCTGGCGGTTCAGAAACGTGCAAAAATTAAGCCCTCTGTTATGAATCCAGTTCTACTTAATGATAATGTACCAAGACCACCTGATCAAGTATACTATATTACTCCACCCAGCTAATCTTCTTCCTCTTCCTCACTCTCGGGAATACTACGGATCTGATTATTCAAATATAGTCTCAAATTTTTAAGGATATCACCATAGCTCATCTGATGCTTGATGACAGCCCAAATCTCATTCTTCATCTCTTCCTCTGCCTCCTCGTTGATTGCAGCAAGAACATCATTTCCATTATGGATCTCGTCCAGGTCGTCATTAGGTAAGGAAATTAGCCAATCATAAACAATCTCTTCAGCATACTGGATAACGTTGCTCATTTATATATGTAAAAGTTAAGATTTACTAAATCTGACAGTATGATCCTCCCCTAACGTTTTGTTTTCCGTGTATGTTCATATATTCGTGTACAACTTTATTCTCTGACCCAAAAGTTGCATTTACTCTAACTTCAACGATACTAATTGGCTTATGAAGTTTAGTCCACTTAGCACCGCTACCCTGGCAATGTTGCGCATATCTAAAATTTAGATTATAGGTAATACCCACGTAATACTTCTCATTCTCTAACTTTAGAACATAAAGCAGAGGGCTAACTGTGATCGGGTCCATTATATAAGTAAAGGAATTTAAGTTTAAGTACTTTACTTGTTTATGAAATATATTTTAGAATATGCGCAACAACATCGACATTGAATGCATTTCCAAGACACTTGAAACGTTGAGTATTTGGAATAGAATTCGTATAATTATCTGGAACACCTTGTAGGCGCTCACATTCAATTGGAGTTAATTTGCGAACAATATTATTTGTAAATACAGCTATGTTTTGAGTTGTCATCAGATTTTTAGCCTTATCACCTACTCGGCCACGTCTTGTTTTTGACTTAGGAAATGATAAATCAATACTGTAACCATCCTGGGCTATTGCAAAACCCTTTTTAGTTGCTTCCTTAACAGTTGCAATTCCATCCTTAATAACTATAAAATCATCTTTTGTTGTATCAAATTCAGCAACTTCTGTATCCAAATCTAAGATATCTTTAAGCAAAATACCTTGATCTTCGGGAAGTTCTTTAACTGGAATATTAGTCCAGAAAAGGCGTTTTCTTGCCTGGGCTGAAACCAGAGAAGCATTGATCATAATAGGCTCAACTCCAAGTTCTTTAGTAATAATTGCTTTAGCTTCTTTGGGCATTGATGCAACATTTTCAAGAATAAAGTACTTTGGCTTTGACTCTTTTAGAATTCTAACATATTGCCAAAATAATCCACTCCGCGCGCCATCCAATCCCTTACGTCCCTTCTTAGCAATAGACAAATCCTGGCAGGGACTTCCACCGATCAATAGATCTAAATTTGGAATAACACCTATTTTGCATACATCTCCTAAGTGTTCTATTTCTGGATGATTAGTTTTACTTACCTGGATTGCATATTTATCGATCTCACAAGCATAATATTTTGCTACATCAATGTTAGCGCGCTTCAGAGCAACCATAGAGCAAGAAATGCCATCAAATAAGGAAAGTACGTTCATTCTAATTACTATTGATATACGATTTATGTTTATATTAGTTTCCGTTTTTCCGTTTTATGATTTCTGTATTTTAATTAAGTGAAAACGCATACGCAACCAAGAATCGAATAAGAAGAATAAATGCTTAGGATTGCATTTCAACAAATGCCTTATACGAATACCGGAAACATAAAAAGGAAAACTAACAATAGTTATGATTATTATTATATTAGTTTCTATTTTTATGTTTTATGATTTATGTAAGTAGGTTAGGTGAAAAAGTATACCTCTCTAAGATTCGAGTAACTTGGATAAATGCTTTGATTTGCTTTCAACATTTTCTATTTACCAACTCCGGAAACATAAAAAGTAAAACAATCATTTAAATAATATCTTTGTATATAAGTAAAATGGCCGAGGTCGAGCGTGATTACTCCTGTAATGTTTGTAAGCTGCAATTCCCGAGTCATTCTGGGTACATTGATCATGTTAATAATGATAAGCAGCATGAAAAAAACCATAACGCATTTATTATGAATTTATGGTTTTGTAAGAAGTGTGATTACCAATTTGAAAGTCAGCGCTTATTTGATAGGCACTGTGAGAGTAAGAAACATATAAACGGCCAGTTAACTTCTGATGATTTATTTTGCAATAAGTGCAATACTCAGTGCCAAAATAAAGCTAAGTGGGATGAACATATCCTTACCAGGAAGCACACCAGTACAAAGGTTGTAAAATCAGAAGAAGACCTATTTTGCAATAAGTGTAATACTCAATGTCATAATGATTACGAGATGAATAAGCATGTCAAAACCAAGAAACATCTTAGGAACACTATTACAAATGGAGAGGGAATTTCCCAATCAGTACAGCACACCATTGATCAAGGTACTCAAAGCGATTAGCTTAGGCCCTCCAAATGTAGTAGGCTCATCTGCGGATCCCAGGATTCTGTATTCTGCAGACTACGATATGGTTGAGAGTATGAAGGTTACCAGTACGTCAGAGCGTCAATTCCAGAAAAAGATTAAACAAATCCAGAAAGTTGGCAAGATCACTGACATAAAGTGTGGAGAGATTAGTGCCTGGAATCTGCTATTAAAGGCAAGTGTTAAGAACGGTAAGGTTCGTAACTATAACCATAAGGAGGAATTAGCGCATCTTGCAGAATTATGGCAATATCAACTGATTACTCACGATGAGTTTATGTATGGTTCTGAGAAGCTTGTAGAACACCTCGATCCAGTACAGTTTCTTCTTCTAAAGAAAGAACTTAGATTTGGTTTGCTTAGATGGACAGTCAAGGAAGTCGAGCAGGGCTATAAGAAACTTCGAGGTGGAGAGTTTATCACCCTTGAAGATGCATTTAAGACTAAGGGTCTTACTAAGGTTGATGTTGTTGCCTGGATCATAAATAAATATGTTGAGGTGTCGAATATTATAATTTGGTTAAAGCCTAATAAGCAACCCTATACTTATGTTCCACAACTATATGCTTCTTTAGCAGAGGATATCCTGCTATATGCTGCTGAAGGAAACTATGTCAAAGTTGCAAAACGGATGTATTCATTATCAAAGCAATATAAAGACGTGGAAATACAAAACAAAATTTCGTCTATATTAAATTCACCAATTGGACGACTTTATATGCTTGTGGCCGATCTGGAAGTCTTACAGGATTTCCCTGGTGCAGTTAGACAGTCAAGAAAACGCAAAGAGTTAGACCTACTAAAGGATTACTTTGCTAAGCTATACTTCCCTGAGCTAAATAAGGCTACACCAAATCTGGAATTATTGCCAAAATTTGAACAAGTCCTTCAGGATGAATGTAAAGCAGCAATGGAAAAACACAATTTACTGCCAATTCCTAAAGATTACAGAATCTGATTGCCTTTTTACGAACAAGTCTAATATTTTTTTATGTTTTGAGTAAATAAATGGCAAAGGCAGTAAAATTGAACTTTGACAAGACTAAGGATGCAGACCCAGTTGCCTCAGTCTCGGGTGGGAGCTATAACAAAGAAGTATTATATTTGCATACCAAGGATGGTAAGACTACGGGTAAAAAGGGAGTCCAGGAGTTAGAAATGGGGCACAAGTTGCTCTCAAAACTTGCTCCACGCAAGCAGTCTGAACTTATGCGTGTTTTGCAAGAGGCATACCGTCGTGGTATCCCTGCTGAACATTTGAATATCGATGTTCCTGGAGCACAGGAGGTTTATAGGGAAATGTTAGGAGAAGTTGAAGAAACTGGAAATTCTAAGGTTAAGCTTCCGCCAGGATCGACCTTTGAACTACTACCAAGTTCTGATCCTGAGAAAAGACAGATTTATTATATTGCAGGAGCTTCAGGGTCGGGTAAGTCTTATATTGCCAGGCATTTGTCAGAGCAATACCAGAAAATGTTTCCGGAGAGAACTGTATATCTTGTTTCAAAGCTAAAGGAGGATGCAACCCTGGATGGTATGAAGAAGGCTCCAGTACGGCTAAGTATAGAGAAGTTAGTTGAAACTCCCCTAAAAGACTTAGAGCCTCTTAGGGAGACGCTTATAATATTCGATGACTATGACACACTTGAGGGCAAGGAAGGAAAGGCTGTACAGCAACTCATCGACGATATCTGCATTATGGGTCGTCACACTGTAACAAGCTTGCTGATTCTGAGCCACCATTTATCTAACTTCAAGAAAACTCGTTTATGTCTTACAGAGGCAACACATTTCGTGCTTTATCCGCAGTCGACTGGTGCACATGCCCTTAATTATTTCCTAAAAACGTATGTTGGAATGGGTCCTAAGGAAGTCCAGGCGCTTAAAAAGTCAGGATCGAGATGGTTATGCATTCATAAGAACTTCCCAATCTTTTATATTACTGAGACCGAGGCAGGCCTAATTAACGACGAATAGGCTTTCCACACTTAGGACATATTAAATCCTGATCATGTTTAGGGTTTCCATCCAGGAATGAATAGACACGAGCCATAGCCCACTGTTCTTTGCTTAGTTTTCGACTCATAGGTGCAGGACCCTTCTTAAAGGTTCCTTGTATTCTAACCGATTCTGGATTTGTTTTGTATGCACCAATACCTCGATTATATACCTCTTGAAGAGTCTTTCCAGGAACCTTAGTGATTGCCGATAAGTCTTCTAATGAATAACCCTGATCGGCTAATCCATACTTCTTAAGAACCTTCTTACGACGGGTTGCCATTTATACTATATCATTGAAACTGCTTTCCAAAAAAACTTATCATCTTTTTCTATACCTATACTTTTTAGTCCTAACTTATTTGCTTCAAAGCAAGATGTAAATGATCCTGCTGTTGGATCAAGAACTGTTCCTCCAGGTGAACAATACCTTTTCAGTAACCACTCATAAAGTTCAGCTGGTTTCTGAGTTGGATGCTTATTTTCTTTCTTTTCTCCTTTTTGATTACTTCTTGGACTCTTACATTCAACAACTGAAAGCGCACAACGCTTACCTTCTCCACCAGTAATATTTGCTTTTGGTAATCCTGAACAAGCGTGATTACCAGTTCTTACACCATTCTTACCGACTTGCCATTTAGGGAAATCTCCTTCAATGTCAATTCTCTTATAGTATGCGCCTTTCTTTGCAAAAATATAAATCATTTCGTGTGATCGCATAGGCATTTTATTAGCAGAAAGAAAGCCTGTTCCTGATGGTTTAGACCATACCAGGTCATATCGGAACCAATCTGGATTTGATGCTATAAGTTCAGCTCCAAACTTAGTAGTGCAGAACATTAGCACTGGTGTGTGATCGTTCTTTGCAAGTCTCTTAACTTCTTTCCAAAACAAATCCAGATTTATTTTTATGTCCCACTGGCAACCTCCTATGACTTGACGAGTAACCAAAGTTTCAGTGTCTTTTCCATCTATAAACCGTTTTCTTGTTGCATTTCCAGTTGTTAAACACCCATATGGAAGATCACAAATGAAACAGTCTATGCTTTTGTCTGGTAAAGTTTGCATAACTTCTAAGCAATCACCTTTTAAGAAGTTCATTTATACTATTAATCGAACTTAACTAAAGTTCCTTCACCAACTATAATTGGTTCTCTGCTTCTATTTTTGCTTCTTTCATAATTAATTTTATTTCTTCGTATGTATTCAGTCCTGGTTTTTATGTAATGTTTTCTTCTTTTCTCGCATATTACTTCACGATTTTTCAAGTAATATTCGCGATCGTACTTCTTTTTTAGCAAGCGCTTTTCGTCCATTATTTATATTTGTCAGGTTGCTTTATATACCAGGTCCTCAATAGTTGGAACTGTTACTGATGTTTTCATATAATCTCTTTGCATTCCAGCAGAGTGTCCCATCTCGTCAGCATCCTTATTCATCTCCTCAACATCATACTTCGAAGACAAATATATGTGTCGAAGCATGGTCGCACCAACATTCTTGCCAAAGATACGATTTAGGATACGAGTAATTGCATTCACCGAGGAGAGCTTGGATCCGTCAGAGGAGACGAGGAACCAGAGCGGTCGCTTCTTTTCGGGATGCTTTGACAGATAACGGTTAATAACCTTAACAAGATCAGTAGGAACATCGAATAGCTGTTCTCCATGCGCCTTTGCAGTTTTGTACTTATTAAAAATAAACTTCTGGATGTCCTCGACATAATAGTTGAATTCCGTATTCTTTGCTTGGGCTGCAGTCTTAACAACCTTCATGAGCTGATAATCCTGGTTACGGCGAGGAGGAAACTGCGTATAGAGTGACAAAACCATATAAGAAAGCAGAGTGTTCCAGTCTCCATCGCCAACATGACTCTTCTTTAGGATCTCCTCAGATTCCTTTGCAAGGCGTGATTCGTGCGCCAGGACGATCTCCCAGGATAGCCAGTTCTCCTCTTGCTTTGCGGTCTTTCTGGTAGTATCCTGGTTAGAAAACTCAGTGGACTTATCCATCATTTTGTTGTACCAATATGCAAAAATCTTCTTATACGAAGACTTCTGATTTACTAATGAAAGGGTACTCACTATGGTTGAAAGCATTGTCTTCTGCGTTGACTGGGCATATTCACTTAGTCGTGACTCTACACTCTCTATATTTTTTAGCCAAGCAAGGTTCAAAAATGACCTCTCGGAATTTAGTGAATAAAGAGTTCGGATATATTGAGACGCTGTAACCTCGGCTATTTCCCGCTTCTCCCGTAACTGTTTATGCAATTCGACCATGAACGGAGTAATATTCTTCATTTTGTATATTACGATAGAAAATAGTAAATACAATTAATCCATTCCCATGTTATTATTAATTATATGATTGTCAAGTAGATTAAGCAAATTACGAAGCTTGATTAGTCGCTCAATAAGCTCTGCACGCTGATCGAAATTTTCATTACTCTCTAAAGTAGTGAGAACTTCGATAATTTTAAATTTAAGCTTGGCAATTGCGTCCATTTATATATTATATACTAAAACGTTTCTTAAAATCCAGTATACTTGCATGTAGAGTTGGTTTATTCCAGAGTAGCCAACGTGAGAGTGCGCCAGGAGTCATAGGATCATCCCAGTACTCCCTTGCTCTGTGTCTCGCTAAATATGCTTTTTTTTGCTTTAGATCATTCGTAATTGTAAAGTCATCATATCCGATGGCTCCAAACCTAACCTGCTTCAAACCATTTTCTGTCTGAAATAGGGCAGTATATTTATGTACGTTATCATTTGCAGGGCGTAAGTCAACTAATTCCATTACTAACTAAAGTTAAATTATTTTTCCATTCTATAGGCTCCTGGATCGGAGGTCTACGATTACAACTTATAATCATGAGTATAGTTCCTGTAACGATCATAACTGCAGAAATAGAAACTACAACTACATAAGCAACGTCCATTAACTAAAACTTAGATTATATTGAACGTCATTATAGCCAATTGCTACTACATCGAAATTAAATGTATTGATATTTGATGCTGTTTGTAATGAAATCGATTGGATCGGAGCAGTTGTATAACCAGCAGTAACATCACCACTTGGAGACAAAACTAATTTATTTAATCCAATAGACCATAACGTTGGTTCAACATTACATGGATTATTCTTAAATTTTTGTTGTCCTATTTCTTGGCCTTTTCCCAAATTTGCAACAGTAGTAAGTGGGATCGTGTCCAGGCAAAATAATTTATAAAAATAGCCCGTTAAATTCATTGGTGTTCCTGAATTAGAATATGTCCATCGTGTTCTAAATGTATTTAGTCCAGTTGGAGGGCTGGTTTCTATTTGAAAAAATAAAGAACCTTCTGTCGTAATATTAGTAGTCGTATTGAATCTAACTTTAATCCAAAATGATTGTAAGTCCTGGAAAGTTAATGCGCTTAGATCGGCTGGTATATACCATCCAATTTTTTGAGTTCCTACCGCTGCTTTTGTAAAATTCCAATAATTGCCAACGGATTGTATTGGGTCAGATGTTCCTGTAGAACCACCCTTCCATTCTAATTTTTCAGTTGAAGTTAAATTATTCCAAACAATATTATATGTTGTCGTTGGTTCATACAAATTGCAATTTATAGCTCTAAGTAATCCAGAACTTATAGTTGCATCCGATCCAGTAGGTCCAGTGTCTCCAGTAGGTCCAGGAGGTCCAGTAGGTCCTACACTTCCACCAACTGCTTGCAAATCAATTGTCTGGCCTGATGGTGTAATAGTAACTGACTCATCAGATGAAGTAAGAGTTAGTTGGGCTACAAGATCATTTAGCGAAAGAACACCACCTTCGAATGACATTTATATCTTTGCTATATTTTAATACTTAATGTATTATGGTGCAACAAGAGTACCAAATGTTACCCATTGAACACTGGAACTTACAGTACCAACAATATCAAATGCTGAAGTAGTTTTATTATTTACACTAAAAGGAGTAGCAGTAGCAGATATTGGTGTAACTAAAGCAACATAACTGGTATTAGAATATAGAGGAGAAAGTGAAACAGTTGCAATTCCAGTTGTTGAATCAGTTGTTGCAATTCCATATTGAATACCAGGTTGAATTACACCACCTGTTGTAATTTCTAACACATTAATAAGACTATTGCCATTTAAATCTACATCTTGAGTAGCTACATATTCAGACCATGTAGAAGCAGATGCACTATCTCCAGTAGGTCCAGTAACACCTCTATTAGCAAATAAAGCCCATTCTGTGGAATCTAAAGATGGATCGGTATACACATTTACTGTTACTACAGTACTTACATAAGTATTATAGTCCAATGGAGAAACAGCAACAGTATCAGGATTATAAGATGAAGCTACCCATTCACCAATAAAATTTAGTACAGTTCCAGTAGGTCCAGTTGCACCAGTAGGTCCAGTTGCACCAGTAGGTCCAGTTGCACCAGTAGGTCCAGTTGCACCAGTAGGACCTGTCGATCCAGTAGGTCCAGTTGCACCAGTAGGACCACCACCACCAGCTGCTTGCAAATCAATAGTCTGGCCTGATGGCGTAATGGTGACCGACGAATCAGATGAAGTAAGAGTCAGGTGGGC